GGAGTGGCTTTGAATGGAGCACCTGGTGTAAGGTATTGCGACAAGTTGAATCGCAAGACAAGTGCAGGTTGTCCATACAAATGCCCAAAAACTAGGTTCCTTTACTTCCTAGATGACGGGACTACTGATGTGGGTGTCGTCGAGGAAATAAAAGATGAGGTGCAAAGAATCATTGATATATATCATAGTGGTTCACGCGCTCACCCCGTGTACTGTGGTCACCCTAAGGATGAGCCCCTATCTCAGGAAAAGGCTCTTTTGGGTAAGGTTCGGATTTTTACAGCCAGTAGTATGGCGTATACTCTTGTTGTTCGCATGTATCTGTTATCTGTGATAGTACATATGCAGAATAATCGTTTTGTGTATGAGACCGGACCAGGCACAGTTGTCCAATCTTTAGAATGGGAAGAGATTCGTCACTATCTTGTTGGACATGGAGAAGATCGTATTGTTGCTGGGGACTATAGCAAATTTGATAAACGCATGCCTGCGTCTGTCATCCTCGCTGCTTTTGACATCATTTTAGATGTCTGCAGTAGAGCTGGTTATACTGAAAAAGATCTCGCAGTCGTGCGAGGTATTGGTTATGATACAGCTTATCCCGTTGTTGACTTCAACGGAGATTTGGTAGAGTTCTATGGTAGCAATCCATCTGGTCATCCACTTACTGTTATTGTAAATGGTTTGGCTAATTCACTTTATATGCGTTATTGCTACATTGTGTTGAGACCACTGGGTTATATTGGCAATTTTAAACGTAATGTCAATTTGTTGACCTATGGGGACGACAACATTATGGGGGTATCTAAAGATGCCAATTGGTTTAATCACACTGCGATTCAGCGCGTCCTTGCTGATGTAGATATTGGATACACCATGGCAGATAAAGATGCAGAATCTGTACCTTTTATTAACATTGAAAATTCCAATTTTTTAAAGAGGAAATGGCGTTTTGATGAAGATATAGGTCACTGGGTTGCCCCATTGGATCATTCGTCATTAGCTAAGATGTTGATGGTGTGTATACAGAAAGGCAATATGTCACCTCAAGCCCATTCTATTGAGGTGATGCAAACAGCTGTGCGTGAATATTTCTGGTATGGGCGCCAGGTGTTTCACGAGAAACTAGCCATGTTTGGTAAAATAGTTGTTGAATGCAACTTGCAACCTTACATGTCACAAGCAGAATTCCCGACTTGGGATGATTTAGTTCATCAATTTTGGGAGAATTCTCACCACGTTGATACTACCTTATGGAAGCATTAGCGTGTTATGGCAACTATGCCTAAAATAGTCCGAGAAGGAAAACTCTATAACCTTTCTCTTTGGGATGATGACCCACTGAGTCATAATTTTATCCAAGACCAAAAACAAGGAAGCACTACCCGACAACGTAGTGCAACTGAGCCCCAAGCAGATATTGGGGGTGGTGCCAACTCACTGAGTTGGACCTTAGAGGTGAGTGCTGAAGAGCGCGCACGTCAATTGTATTTTGGTAATCATACTTATGATCACCCTCTCCAAGTGG